TACAGTCCGGTTCTTCCGTATTCAGTAAAGAAGTTCTTGATAAGTATTTACCGATTTCTCCGGAGTCTATTAGAGACTTCAATGACGTATTCAGTTCGTTTGATGAAGCAGATGAGGGATCGTTAAAGGTATGGGCAGCTCCTGACAGGGATCAGAAATACATTATTGGAGCTGACGTTGCACTTGGTGTACGCGGTGACTACTCGGTAGCTACAGTAATGAGCAAGGACAGAGAGATATGCGCCATCTACAGAAACAATAAGATGGATCCGGTACGCTATGGCAAGATGCTTTTTTATCTTGGGCGTTGGTACAATAACTCTCTAATATGTCCTGAAAGTAACTCGGTAGGTTTAGCGACAATTCAACAGCTATACGGAATGAATTATCCTAATATCTATCAACAAAGAAAGACAGCTAACACAGCAAGTGATAATATCAATCATTTAGGTTTTAAGACCACCGTGTCTACAAGACCACCAATCATCTCTAACCTTAGACGTATGATTGAGGATGAGGATATTATGATTCCATCTCAAGAAGTTCTCGGTGAACTCCGTACCTTTATTATTACTGAAGGTGGTAAAGCGGAAGCATCTGTGGGACATCATGATGACATGGTAATGTCGTTAGCAATTACATGCGAGGCCTATAGAACACATGGTCATGCACTTACAAATAGAGCCTTTAGTTGGGGCGAAGTAAATCCTAATCATTTACAGAATGATACTAAATGGTTATAATCAGAGAGAGCGAGAATGAAAGATAAAATTGAAAAGATAACTGATGAAATGTTAATTCAGTCGATAGACCGTCATATACGGAACTCATCGGGTGGATACACAGGCGCGTCAGATTTAAGCAAGCGTAGAGAGAATGCTGTCTACGAAATGAGTCTAGAGCCGAAAGGTGATCTAGCACCACAAGGCGTATCAAAAATCGTGTCATCTGACTCTGCTGAGATTGCAGAGGGATATACGGCGCTGTTAACCAAGTTACTATTAGACAACAATAAACTAGCATTGTTCGTCCCTTACAGCAACGAAATGGCTGCGATAAAAGCCTCCCAGGTTGCATCGGACGTAGTTAATTATTGTTTGTTCAACTCTAATCCAGACGGTTGGTCGAAGCTATGTACCTGGATTAAATCAGCAGTTGTTTTCGGTAACAGTGCCATCACGTGGGGATGGGAAGAAGACTACGAATATATCGTAGAAGAGTACGAAGAAGTTCAGGAGCAAGTTCTTGATCAGCTTCTTGCAGATCCTGAGCTGGAGATTGTTGGAGATTTAAAAGTCTCTGAAGAGCTTGGAGTTGGTGAGGACGGTAGATCCTATGTAAGTTATATTGATGTAAGACTTCGTAGAAAGATTGACAAGTCTGGCGTTAAGATACGCAACATTGCCCCAGAGTCATTCTTAATAGATAGGTCCGCAACCACAATCACAGATGCTAAGTTCGTAGGTATTATTACTGAAATGACTCACTCTGATATCCGCAAAGCATGGCCTAAGTTTAAAGGCGATCTTAGCGAGATTGGTGAAGAGGCTGGCGTAAGAGGTTCTGACTGGTCAGCCGACTCGTTCGCTCGTAAAGAGTCGGCGGGAATTGACACTTGGTTAACTTCATCAGACGATGAGGACGACGAAGCCAATATTCAGGTCACAGTTATCGAATGCTGGATGAGAACGGATAGAGATAAGGACGGCATTGCTGAACTTAAACATATCATTAAAGCGGGTGACACTATCCTTGAAGAAGATGATGTCTCTTATATCCCTATAGGAATGCTCAATCCAATTGAGATCCCACATGAGTTTTATGGTTTATCTTTACTTGATATGGCTCGCCCACAGACGCAAGCAACTACAGCAATCCTTCGTGGTTTTGTAGAGAACGTGTACTTTGGTAACTATGGTAGAACATTAGCAGATCCTAATGTAGTGGACTTTGCAGCCTTGCAGAATCCAGTACCTAAGCAGATCATCCCAACTAATGGTAACCCGGCAGGTGCTGTTCAACAGCTTCAGCCAGAGCCAATTAGTAGTGGTACTGGTGGAATGCTTGAGTTCTTAGGCTTGCAGAAAGAGCAGTCTACTGGTCTTACTAAGACAGCTATGGGTTTAAACGATACACTATATGTATCAGGTAACTCAGAAGCCAAGATGTCCGGCGCTCAGAATGCAGCACAAGTACGTATAGAACATATCGCTCGACGTTTTGTTGAGACAGGTATCAAGGATCTTTGTCGCGGTGTCTTGAGAGAGATGAAAAGGAACATGAAGAATCCTGCAAGATATAACTCTACAGAGGGTTATGCCTCTGCAACTCCTCAAGAGCTACAGATGCTTCCTGGTAACATGGACTTGGATGTTGATGCAAATATTGGAGATAACTCAAACCAATCTCTTGGTCAGAAGTTGTTACAAATATCTCAACTACTGCCTCAGATGGCACAAAGCCCAACGTCAGAAGCTTATGTTAATCCAATGGCTTCTTACAATCTTGCGTTAGATATTCTTAAGAACATGGGTATGGATCCTACAAGGTTCCTTAACGACCCTGGTACTGAAGAGTTCCAACAAGCTCAACAGCAGTCTCAACAGAAGCAACAACAGAAACAACAAGATCTTGAGATGGCAGAGAAAGAAAACATAAGTCTTGATCTAGGAACTAAGTCCGCAAATATTACTCTTATCAAAGCAGAAGCTGACAACAAGAAGATTGACAACAAACGTCAACTACTTCAGGCTGCTGATGATTCTAATAAAGAGTGGGCAGAGCTTAAGGTTAAAGCGGAAGGAACAGAGGGAGCATCGCTTCCTCAGAAAGAGCCTGTAGACTTTATGTCTTTATATCAAGACACAGAGGAACAGGAAAAGGCGGAGGAGCAACAAGCTCAGCAGCAACAGCAAATGCAACAACAGATGCAACAGCAGCAGGGGCCGGAACAACCTCCAATGATGTAACAACATGTGAGATGATTGATGACAGATTACAAAAGACATCCGGGCTATAAACACGGCTCGGATGGCAAACCAAAAAAAGTATCCCCTTATGACGACGCGCAGAGAGTCCTTAATAAAGGCTATCAGTGTCAAGAAATAAAAGATGCTATGACTATGGTGACAGAGGATGTTCTTAACAATCTGTTCTTGGAGTGGTTAGAAACTAAACACTATGAGACAGAGCGTAGAGAGTTCATCTATAAGTTGGCAATTAGTCAAGGCGCTGTAATGGGTAATATTGATAAAGCCATAACAGCGAAAGATAACAAAACACAACAAGTGAAAAACGCCAAGGAGAATGATGAATGAGTGACATGGCAACGGTAGAACTTGCCCTGGTTAAAGTTGAACTACAACTAGCAGCAAACATAAAGGCCCTTTCAACAGGAAGGAATATGAATGTTTACGCTACGGATGTTAACAACTTACTAACCGTGAAGGCAAACCTAGAGAACATGATTACCCCAACAGGTAATGATAAGCTGATTGAATGTGAGGTTTGCGGTGAGGTAACAAAGCAACCTGTGTATAACAGGTGGCACGGTAAGAACTGTAAGAAAGGTAAAAAAGACTAAGGGGTTTATTACAAACCTTTGATGAATGAATGATGACAGAGACTTGTAATAAGTCTCTTATTTATAGGAGATATAAATGTCAGAAACAAATAACGAAGCTACCCATCAGGATGAGTCGTCAGTTGCTGATTTCGATTTCGACGCGTTGGCGGATGAAGTCTTAGGTCTAGAGCCTGAGGAAGCTACCCAAGAGCACGATGAAACGACAGAAGAACTTGAAGGCGATGATCCCATTGCTAACGAGGACGCTGATACAGTTGGTGAAGAAGAGGGAGATGAAGAAGAGGATGAAGCAGAAGTTGAGGATGAGTCTGAGGACGCTACCCAAGATGAAGAAGTGGACGAATTGGATGCAGAAGTAGACATGGACTTTAAAGTTCCCGTTAAGATTGACGGTGAACTAAGTGAAGTAACCATGGAAGAGCTTATTGCTAATTATCAAACGAAACAACACCAGTCGAAAAAAGGGGATGAACTAGCAGAACACGCGAAAGCGTTGGAAGCTGCAGATGAAAAGGCATCATTGTATGCCAAGGTAAACTCTGAGCTATTATCCAGAGAAGATCAAAAGGATCAGAGAATTCTTAAAAATCTTCAGGATAAGGTTGATAAAGCATACTCAGATGATGACTACGAAGCCGGCAAGTTGAACAATCAACTCACCAAAGCTAAGGAGGAATACTCATCAAGGAAAGCAAACAGAGATAATCTAATGCAAGGTATGTCCCAGCAAATGGGCCAGCAACAGCAAGAGAGCTTTGAGAAAGAGGTTCAGCACTTTAACACAGTGGTGCCAGATCTAATTCCAGACTGGTCTCCTGAGGTTGCACAAGCCAATCGAGCGTTCGCCATTAACATTGGCCTAGACGAACGAATGGTGGATACTATGACAGATCCAATGATGGTGAGAGCTATTGATGGATTCAGAAGATTAGCAGAAAGCTCCATCAAGGGAACCGCAAAACGAAAGCAGGCTCCTGTGAAAAGAGTTCCAACGAAGAAAGCGAGTTCTACAGCAACTAAAAACTCCAATAAGGTTGACGACTCCAGACGTAAGATTTCCAAAGGCAAGGGAAGCGCAAGAGATGATAAAGTTCTCTTCGACAATGCCATTGACAGTCTGTTTGGTGAGTGACCTTTATTTATAGGTAAATAAAAATGGCTACAAACTTTACAACTAGCAATCAAAAGGGCTTGAGAGAAGACCTTGCTAATTATATTTCAAATATCTCTCGTGATATGACTCCGTTCACAGCGTCTATTGGCAAGAGCAAAGCTTCACAAACTTTGCACGAATGGTCAACTGACACTTTAGAAACTGCCGGCTTACAAGCTGCAGCTGAAGGCTCTTCTTTCGCAGAAAGCGCATCTCCAGTTGTCACTCGTATCGGCAACCGTACACAGATCTTTACAAAAGGTATTCGTGTATCAGGTACTCTAGAGACAGTGGACAAGGCTGGTCGCAAGTCAGAATTCAAATACCAAACTGAAAAGCGTGGTAAAGAAATGTCTCGTGACGTTGAGAAGACTTTGTTATCTTCACAGGTATCAACTGCTTCAGCAACGGCTTCTGGCAACATTGCCGCTGGTGCTCGCCTTTTAGGTGGTTACCAAGCATGGGCTGGTGTAGCGGTGGACGCTTCTTCTGGTACTCTTACTCAGGCTACTGGTGATGGTTCAGACGTTGCAACTGTTGCTTCAGGCACAGCTGCTGCATTTACTTTAGATCAAATCAACGATGTTCTACGCTCAGTTAATGGCGTAACTTCTGCGGCACCTTCTAAAGTAATGATGTCAACTGCTCAGAAAGTGAACTTCTCTAACC